ACCACTAATATAGCTTTAGAATTAGGATCCCTATACAGAGTAGGGTGGTCCCTGACTTTTAAGACTTGTTTAATCATTCTAAAGCAATAATTCTAAGGTCTTTTACCTTGGGATATGCTGCAATACTAGTAGATTTAAGTACTATTTTAATTACAAATGCACTAAAGGAGGCTAAACTATCTACAAATTTTTCAATATCTACAAACTGACCATCAACTGTATCTTTAATAGTGCCGAGATCTAGCTGAGTATACTCTTTGATATCGAACCCAGATGCCTCATTACCGTTTTGTAGTTTATAATAAACTTCAATATCAGAACCTACTGGCTGTGATACTGCTAATCTTACAAGTAAGCTGGATGCGGGGGTGGCAAGTTCAATCTTTCTTGTGACATAGTTTGATCTCGTACTACTTCCCGAAGCTGCCTCATCCGATACAAACATCGGTCTGTATACAATACTGGTTACGTTACCGGTAGGAACAGCATTAGAGACCGGTATACTGAAAGATGCACCTTCATTGGAGACCGCTGTCAATCTAAATGTACCGTTGTTGGTAACTGCACCAGAAGTAGTAATGGTAACAAAGGCCCCTGGTACCATGGTCTTAACGTTTGCTTTTTCTAGCGCACCACCTATAGTTACATTACCAGAAGCATTAAAAGAAATAAGGGTATTAGCATTAGCAATAGTTACCAGATCAACACTTAAATTGTCGGCTGAAGAAGGTGAATTAATATCAGGTATAATAAAAACAGCACTTGCAAAAGAGGTGTCTATCATAGGTGATACAAACGTATCACTTGTAGTCATGGTTACTCGATAAGTAAAGCTTTCTGCACCACCCATTGATGTGTCTCTATTTTTAGAGTCAACTAATAATTTAACATCAGAAAATTCTTTAGTATCAGAACTAATATCTTCAAAACTACTTGCTGTAAAGCTACTATCAGTAGTTCTAAGCTTGTACCCTATATTTGTTCTGGGTGGGGTCTCAACACCGACAGAAGGGTAGACAGCAGAAAAAGGTAATAAGGTTGTAGCTGTGATACTTGATCTACCAAAACGACCACCGGTAATATTAGCTAATACCATTGCATTAGCGCCCACATCAACTGTGTAGCTATCTAAACTTATGTTACTTACCTGTAAGTAAGTATTAGCTAAAAGTGTTACAGGTATGTTATTAAAGGTAGTAACGTTTGATGTTGTATTTACAGAGTAGTTAAACTCACCAGTTAATCCGTGAAACGTTACAAATGCTCCAGACGGAAATCCATGCTTTTTATGTCTTACTCTGACTGTTGAAACATTATTATAGGATTGAAAAGGATCATTTTCTAATACAGTAATAAAAGGTGTTGCCAAAGTATTTTTTTGCATGACAAAGTCAACAGTAGCCGTTGTAGAATTAACATTAGCTCTGTAAAGTTTAAACTTTATATCTCTAGTTTGATCTACACTCCAGTTTACCCCATTGGTAGACATAAACAAGACCCCGTTGTAGGGATTTTTAGATATAATAGAACCTGTAGTAATGTCTTCCCCACCGAGAGACCCTACAAAGACTCTATGCTTTTTAGTATCAGAAGATAATGCAAAGCAATATTGGCCTGATTCTAAGCTAACCGGTACAGGGAAAGTAAATGTGGTTGCTGTATTGGCGTTCGAAGAAGTTATAATATCTGCTGCATTTACTAATACCACAGAATTTGTAATAACGTTCGAGCTTGGTCTATCGTTTTCTACTTTTCTTATAGATAATTCTACTGGAAGCGTAGAATCTTTATCACTAAAAAATAAATCTACTTTAGTAAGTAAAAGATTTCTATCTACAAAAAATGATTGAGCCAGTGTATCTGTATACTCACTTAGACCAATACCACTATCACCGCTTAAACTAGTTGTCATTTTTTACCTTATGTTCTTGTTCCACGAAGGCCATCTACCACCGTGTCTGCAACAGCTTTATTAGCTGCAGGAGCCTCGATAACTGCTAGGGTAGAAGCTGCAGCATAGGCTGCGATCGCTTTGTGTATTCCTTCTGTAGTGTTGGGGAATGAACCATTAGCCACTCCTGTATCCCAGAATTTTTGCTGATCTGCACTAACTACTTTAGCCACACCTGCAGGAGGAAAAACGGCTTCTGTAATAGCAGCTTTTGTGCCTTCAAAGAGTGGAATAACTACTTGGTTCCAATAAGGCTCTTCTACTTTTTTCCTTACATCTGCAATAAATAAATCGCCTGTAACACCATTTCTTGCTTCCAGTATATTTGTAGCTGTTCTATATGATAAATCTGGCGCACCTTTAAATTCATACTTATCATTTGCCCCCGATCTGTACCCAGTACCGTCAAGAGGTGCAGTCGCTATTTGAGTTACGAATGTAGCTTCTGTCACACCAGCATTTACAAGAGCTGTGTTATAGTAACCTGCATATTTTGCTGAATCTTGTTCAGTTACTGCATCCAGAGATATACCTTTTAGAAATGATGCGGCATGCTCGGCAAGACCGTTTGTTACTGTTGCAGTACTGGAAGAACTACTACCTGTATTACCGGAAATTTCTGATGTACCAGAACCGGAAGTTGTTGTAGTGGAACCAACCAGGGCAACCGTAGTACCTCCAACCCCAACATTTAACCCACTGCTTGGGCTTGGAGCATATATGGCTGGGGGAGTATACACAACCCGTGGAGGCTCTACTTTAGATAATGTACCGTTAGCTACATATACCGCATCTGCAAAAGTCTCTTTATTCGAACCATTATTTACTGAATCAGTCAATCTAAAATTAACTTTTCCAGCTGGTATTCTTAACCCTGTGCTTTGAATATCAAAATTAAATACCCCAGATACTGTACCCTTTGAATCAGTAATAATATTAGACTGATTAAATTCATCACTTACAAATGAAGCAACCACGTTTGCAGTAGTATTAGCGCTATAACAAAACGGTGTAACATTATACTCATTAAAAAATACAAATAGTTTGGTATTTGGTTTTAGTTTGTTTCCGGTAAAGTTAATAGTAGCGCTTCTTAAATAAGGAAAAACAACACTTGATGCACTTCCTGATACGCTTGCGCTTGTAATAACAGCTCCCCCATCAATAGCTTTTACCTTATCTGTATTGGTAGGTGAGTACCAAACTTGTTTCCAAGAATTCCAGATAGAACCGTAAGTAGCTTCACCTACTGAATCAGGTATTAAAGTATCATACGTTCCAGTATCATCTTTATATACTAAAGGCTTTACTGTTTGATCGTACCAAACATCTCCTGGAGGATTTAATATCACAGAACCAACAAAAGTAAAGTTATCATAAGGATTTATACTTTCGGTACTACTTGCTAAATTATTTACAATATACTCTTCATCAGTATAAGGTAACATAGCTATTCGATTATTTTTTACTACATAACCGCTGGCAGCTCGGCCAGTTGTTGATTGTTCAACCTCGCTAAGCTTTAAATTTACCGGTATAAAAGCTGGACGCAATTCTCCTGCTTCAAAATCCATAGATATATTATGATCTAAATTTCTAACATCACCTATACCATGACCTTGAAAAGATTCTACTACAAAACCATTTTTAAATCTATCCAATCCAAAACTATCTTTTACTGAAAAGACGGCAGTATCCAGTTCTAATAATGAAAGTGTGGTGTAGTATTCAAGATTTTTTATTCTATTTTCTAATCTACCAATATCCTTCATAGTGTATCGTCTTTGATCTACTGGGTAAAAAGTAGAATCATTGGTGATATCAAACCCATACGCAGGGTGCTCAATAACATAAAGAGACATAGCATCAGTCGGGGCTTGTGGTTCAACAGGGTTAAGGCTACTGCTTCCCTGTTTGTAAGTAAATTGCCCGTCGCTAGTAAGGTATACTTTATCTATTCTAGGTAGATAATAAGAATAATCAGTAGAAAAATCGTTAGCATAATCTAAAAATTCGTTTCTGACTGCACCGGTATTTTTAAAATTAACACCGTCGTTTGAAATTCTTGGTCTTAGATCTAAAGAATCTCTTAAATTATATATAATACCGTTATCATTAAACGTAGGAATATTTTCGTAATCGGGATAAGATTCAACACTAAAATAGTCTCCTGCACCATGGGTATAATAGTCGTAGCTAATTCTAATAGGACCAGTCGGTGTAGGTTTACCAGGCTTTAATTTTATCTTAGATACACCATAGTATGTAGGTGTCTGCCCGGATTCCAGAGTATAGTAGTCAGAAATATCAAACGCGTTACTCTCACTATATGCAGTACCAAATACATTAGCAGACATCTTAACATTGGAAATCTCATACACATCGGCTACACCTAATGATATCACGGTTGCCTGGCAATCGGTACTTGTTGTGTAAGTTGCAGTACTTGATGTAGAGGTTTTTGTCTTAGCAGTAGGATCAGTCTTAATAATAGTTGTATAAACTAAGACGTCTTCGTTGTTTAAACCATAACTACTTAAATTAACGCTAATATTTCTATTTACAGGTGAATCGGTAAATGAGAAGTTACCAGATGCAATCCTATAAATCTTACCAGCATTACCTCCACTAACAACAACTGCAAAATAATCAGTATCGGTTCTGGAGGCAAACGTAGAGTTTACAGCTGTAGAGCATGCAATTATACCACTCGATAACGTACCATAGAACACTCTTCTGGTGCGAATTGTTATGTCACTAAGTTCCTTAATTACCTTATTTGGCATTGGAAAAATGTATGTTGAAAGATTATTATCAACTATTACTGCTTGATCCCGGGTAACATTAACACCTGTAACGTTTGATAAAGGATAATTTCTATCAATTGTTATATCACTATTAGTAGTTACAGAGGCAACTCTATAGGAATTTGAAGTATCTGAACTAAACTTTACATAATCGCCGACTTTAAGGTCTGTCGTAAAAACAGAATTAACACCTGTGACTGTTGTGCTGGCGTTGGTCAGTGTGACAGATCCAGTTACTAAGGTATTAGAAGAGGCTACAATGTTAGCGGTAAATGCAGTTGACACATACCCTGTATCAGATACGCTATTGTGGTAAAGTTGTTTAACATCTCTCTCAAACGAATAACCTGAAGCCATATTAACATCAAACATAAACGCATTAAACGTCGATGTTGATAGCATAGCATTACTAGCTGTAGATTCAAACCCCCTGATCTTTGCATTTCCAACCAAAGTACCAGCCGCCGTTCCAGGGGTAGCAGTATATTGATTATACAAATTTACATCTATTAAATTAGATGTAAAGTTAGGAATTGAATAAGGGTTAATCACCTCAACATAATTACCAATCGGTGTTCTAACTACTGCATTAACAACGTTAGCTGTGTCCCTTGGTTTGCTAAAAGGCAAGTATCTATTTGATACTGTATTTATCTCATAGCCCTTTACATAACTCTTACCTGGGCTTAGAACTGCTAGAGCAATTTGAACATTACCGCCTTCATTACTATTAAGAAATCCGTCTGGGTTTTCTGCTGTTTTTGCGTGCTCAATAAAATTAAGATTGAAAGGCTTAACTGTATAGTCACCTGATTCATCATAAGTGCGACGCGCAAGCTCATCCTGAAGAACATTGTACCCAGGTTTATCAACTATATCTAATACAGAGCCATTTGCAATACGAAGTAATTCAATAAAATTATCCGATGTTGTTGTGTTAGATAAAGCTCGCTTATTTAAAATAAGTTCTATTTTATATCTATCTGCACCTGGTGCAAAGTAGTTAAAGGTGCTAATAGCAGGATCAAGTAAAGATTCGTCGTCTTCACTATTTTGAATAGTCTCAGATATTTCTAAACCAACTTTATAATTTGAATTAGTAAGGTATTTGTCAAGAATAATATTATTTGCAAATACTTTTACAAAATTATCTTTTACAAAATAAACACCATCACTTATACTTGCCCCCAGGCATTTCCCGGTAGAAGAAACAGTAGCGCTGTAAGCAGTACCTGTATCATTAGTTACAATATCTTCTGCTGCAGTAAATGCAGTAGCAGTTCTACTGGTACCAGAATCTAGATACTTAACAAAGATAGTAGGAGGATCGGTACTCGTAGCTGGTTCTACGTTAATTACTTTTGCTCTAACACCAGACGTTTGACCAATCATCTCTCTATCAAGATAATTAGTAACATCTATATCAGTTGAGTTAAATGTTGATACTAGCTTTACAAAATTAACGTTTTTGTCAAATTTAATATTACCCGGAATAACCATGGAACCAGGTTTAAATACATGATTACCAAATCTTGATACCTGGGTCTGAAGTATCGTCTGTAGTTGGTTTAGTTCTCTTGCTTGAACAGCCACACCAGGTTTAAAGAGAATACGATGAAACCCTTTAGCTTCACTGTAGTCGTCATAGTACGGATCGGTGTTAAAATTAATCGCCATCTCTTACCTGTTATAATTTGATTACTGTTCTTAGTGTAACTAGTTGTTGTTCGCTGTAGCTAACTGATGTTCTATTATCAATGTACAGCAAGTCACCGCTAAATTTATTTATCGTGGGAGAAGTTGTCAGAGCTGTAATAGCATAGTCAAGATCTGATGTCTCGTCAGTTAATACATCCCCTGTTGTTACATCATGATTATTTTTGTTTTGAATCAATATTTGATTACTTGCAGGTACTACTTCTACCACTTCAAAGTATCGCTTAGATGTACCAACCAGATGAGTCAATATAGTATCACGGGCAAGCCCGCTAACAGTATCAACTGTTACGAGAAAGCATGCACTACCAATAACATTGGCGAATGCTCTCTCATTACCATATTGTTTTATATCTTTAACAATACCAAATTGTCTGTAATCATTCTTTACATCAACGCCTTGGTTCTTTTCATTATTTATTGTTGATGTAAACATTAAAGTATCTGCAAATAATTCTCTAACTGGATCACTACCATGACCCCGGTACGGTGAGAGTATTGCAGATACGTTTGCATTAGCTCCATTACCCGTTATAGTTACATTTGCATTAGTATAACCAGAACCTGGGGTCAATACAGAAATATAACTAATAGTATTATTAACTATAACAGCATTACCTGTAAAATTAATACCGTCTCCTGCTACTGTAACGTTTGCATAAGAGTACCCGTTACCAACATTACCAACTCTAAATGCATGGATACCCCCATCTACAGCAGACAACTCAACAACTGTCTGCAAAGTATCAATATCATCTACAGAAAGATTTGCAAATATGTTAGCACCAGTACCAGTTGCGCTTGCAACAGTTAAATTAATATAGGAATAACCATTCCCTCGGGATTCAATAATAACATCTTCAACTTGACCGGCTGAATTTATAAAGGGAGTAGCTACGAAGCCACTACCATCTCCAATTGCTGAAATAATAGTACTAACGTTTGAACTGTATCTTGTACCTTCGTCTTCAATTAAGACAGAATGAATAGAGCCATTTCTAAGTACCGGAGTTAGAACGGCAGAGGTAGCAAAAAACAAATTAGCAGTTGCATTAGATGTAGGTTGACTGTTACCAGACGTACTAATTGTAATAGTTGTATTTGCTCTTGCAGCAGTAGTATAGCCAGTACCTTTATTAGTTAATACTATATCTACTAAAGCATTACTACTAAATATTAAATTTGCAAAGGCATTTGAGGTGGGTTGGACTAGACCAGCTGTTGTTATGGTAGCAGTAGTGTTAGCAATAACAGCTGTATTATAACCAGCACCTGTATTAAATATTCTTACATTACTAATATTGTTAAGTAAGCTTGTACCCTTGCCCCCGCCATCGTTAATTGTAATAGATGCAGTTTTATAATTAGCTCCTGCATCTTTAATTCTTACGTCAATAAACTCACCAGATGTATTAAATACCGGTGTTAGATTAGCAATAGAATTGCCAGATAATCCTAAAAACTGACCTGTTACAGTTAATGTAACATCGTCATTACTGGTATAGCCGGATCCAGCATTATTAATAATAACACTGCTTACTTCACCTTCAGAATAATAGGCGTTTGTCACCGCTCTCTGCACCGGCATAAAATCGGATGTTAGAAATCGATTTTGTGAAGAAAGAGGGATGGTATAAAGATACTTCCAAACATAACCGTCAGCTGTAGTGATTGTAGTAATGTCTTGGCCCGAGGGCTCAACTGTTGATACAGCGTTGTTGTTATTAAAAATACATTTGTATACTCCAAACGCACCTGTCAATACATAAAAATTAGCTGTCTTTAAACTAGTAGCTCCGGAATATGCAGGGAAAGTAACGCTGTAGTCACCATCGAACTGATCGTATACCGTACCGGTCGTCCAGTTTATTCTTGGCACTACATAAGATACGTCTCTTAAATTAATCTTCTTAACACTTAGAATACCGTTGCGAGTATTATACTCATAGTTCTGGGTAACTTCAGGAGTTTCTGGAACCTGAGGACTCGCCCACTCAATTATATTACCTATAAAGTAATAGTAATTAGCTCTTCGCGATAAGAATTCATTATAAACACTATCCACCAACGAACGGTGAATAGTATCTTTTAAGAGAAAAGACATATTATGCTACAGTAACGTTCCAAGTAATAACCACTGTATCACCAGCAGCCTTGGTTACAACACCAAATACTGTTCTGCACAATAAGTTACCAGAAGAAGAAGCATTTAAAATACCAGCTTCAGTCAAAGCACCAGTACCTGTACCTGCTGGGAAAGTAGCTACGTAAGTAATAGTGTTGGTTGATCTTGAAGTAGAGTCGAGAGCAACTCTACCAATCTCAGTACCTAGCTCAGTTTGAGAAGTTGTAGCGGCTGTATTAGAAGTACCTACAGCCATATGACTCATAATTGCTGTAGTGTTACCAACCATTCTCGATGCAATGGTATCTTTACCAACTGCAACAACAAGGTTATTAATTTTTCTGTAGTCTTTTTGTTTACCGGTCTCGTCTAAAAGAATAACTTCTAAGTTACCTTTGACATTTATCGATTCTGTGAACATGTTTTATTCCTCTAAGAAGTTCTATGTTATATTTATACAAGCTGTCTAGTATGTTAGCTAAACGAAATTGCTGTAGTTTCTGATATTGCCGAGCTTTCGGTGTATGATTCTAAGAAATATCCTAAAGCACCTAATGCATCGGTGTAGTCTTGTGTACCGCCGCCTAGGTTGATATCAGTCGCTACGACACTATCAGAGGTAGCTAAATTAAATGTAAAGCTAGTATTGTCTCCTGGTAAAGCGTCGTCTGTTAATGTTTTAATAACACTAATAGTAATTACATCTGAAATTGTAGTTTCATCAGTTAGTGGTTTTGTTAACAAATAAGTATTATTTTCTGAGGCAATAACTTTTTCATTATCAGCATCTACGGTCTTTAACAGTAATTTATTAACAGTCTCCAAGGTAGAGAATGTATCAAAAAGATCTGCGTAAACATTTT